CAATTACCTACTTCAGCAATGCAATCCATATTACTGATTTTACTCTTCTTGCCTTTGGTAGAGGGCACAACCTTTGAATCTATCTATATTTGGACACTTTGGACCATAGCGACTTACTTGGCCAAGTTCCTTTTTGTTAGTGTTGTTTTCTTTGTACTGTTTAGAGTTTATCGTGCGTTCCATTTAGCTATATGGACACAAGGTATCTCGATACAGAATGGAAATAAGTTGTTAAATATCCTCGATAGTGAGGAAGTGGACATAGATGATGAAGAGATAGCCGAAACTGGCCATCTAGCCACTGCTGGAAATACGAGATTTGTTCGTAATTGTGCTCGAGTAATTCGTGTTGAAGCGAATATTCCAATTGATAGTCCAGCTAATCGATTGGTCGTACGTCGTATGATCCGGGATTTGTTAAAAGAACGTAGAGTTCGTCCCGCACATATGTTGGATATTGTTACACTTGTTGAAGCTCTTGTGTTCATACCCACTAAATTAGAAGTTAATGTACGATGGGCAATACAGGCGCCAAAAGTAGTGGACCGCATTACAAGCTACGATATGCAAAGTATGAACCTCTTTGCATTGGCGTCTAGATTCTTGGGATACCCTTCATTGGGCGTCTCAAGATCTGATCACTTCTGAGGGGGCCTTGGCTCGTTACTCGGGATGTCTGGTAAGTCGAATGCACCAGATCATCCCAGCCTGCGAGTAACGAGAAGGGCACTCTCCAAAGGTACTGGCCATAAATACACTAGCCAGCTCCTGGGTTGTTCACCACCAATAGTGTATCGAGTGACCAATTCAACTCTTGATAATTTGATTTGGGCAATAAAAGAGCGACATATCTTTGTACAGGTTGATGGACAGTTTGAAATGACCCCAACCCCTACCGTAAATGTGAAAGATACTCTTGCCAAATTCACTGTTGATTTTCGTAAAGTTGCACCCCATTCCACCCCATGCAGTTATGACAATTTTGTCATGCTGGCATCCGGTCCGAAAAGGGAACTCTATCGTAAAGCAGCGGATAGTCTCCTACGTGTTCCATTAACCGTGAAGGATTCGTTTGTTTTTGGTTTCCTAAAATGTTTAGAAAAAGGAAATAAGCCTAAGTCAGCCCCGCGATTTATCTCCCCCAGGGATCCGAGGTATAATGTTGAGGTTGGTTGCTATTTGAAGCCGTTAGAGCATAGAATATTTGATGCTCTTAGTAGGTTGTATGATAACTTCGGGTTAGGTAGAAATCCCGTAGTTTTTAAAGGTATGAATGCGAGTAATGTTGGTCAAAGTCTTGATAAACAGTGGCGTAGATTTGTTAAACCAGTCGCTGTAGGTTTAGATGCTTCTCGCTTTGATCAACATGTCTCCCGTGAAATGTTGGAATTTGAACATTCCATTTATATGTTGTGTTTTGATAAACACTATCAAGGAAAGTTGAATTGGCTCCTCGGTATGCAATTAGATAATAAAATAAGAGCATATTGTAACGAGGGCCATATTAAGTATGATTGTTCTGGACATCGTATGTCCGGTGATATGAACACATCTCTTGGTAATTGTGTGATTATGTGTGCTATGGTTTATGTATATGCCATGCATCTAGGTATTAAGATCACTTTAGCAAATAATGGAGATGACTGTGTTGTTATGATGGAACAAGATGATTTAACCTTATTTATGCGCGATTTAGTCGTGTTTTTCAAACAATTGGGATTTACCATGAAGGTGGAAACCCCGGTTTATGATTTAGAAAAGGTTGAGTTCTGTCAAACCCATCCTGTATGGACACCAACTGGTTATATAGCAGTTAGGAATTGTCCCACTGGAATAGCGAAGGATTGTGTATCAACTGAACCGTTTACAAGTGTTAGAATGTATAAAGCTTGGACACGTGCAGTAGGTGAGGGTGGTCTATCCCTCACTGGTGGAATACCGATCTATCAGGAATGGTATACTTCTTTAATTAGAAGTAGTGATGCAGTCTTTGTAGGTGTAAATAAACATCGTGGTCAAGCACGAGCCTACAAATTTTTACGGTTGAAAGAGACCGGTATGTGGAGGTTGTCCTCAGGTATGTCGCTCAAATATTGCGATATTCACCCACAAACCCGTTACTCGTTCTGGTTGGCATTTGGAATATCGCCAGACCAGCAGATAGTTGCTGAAGATAACTATCGTAAGTTTACCCATACACCACTGGAATTGGATTGTGAAGGAATTTATCCAATCCCGGCTTGGGTCTGATCGGTTTGAAATCCGTAAAATTCATAATAAAAAAAATTGTGGTTAGGTCCTTGATATGACCTTAAACTTTCAAATTATCCCAGTCATCCCTTTCTGTAACCGGCTTTGGGCCCCAATGCGTTGAGTAAGATAGCTTTATTGTCTGAAGTGAGTATTTGGGTATCCCCACTGTGTGAAAATTGGCTTGGAATTGGGTCTGTGTATGTAATTGACCAAAACGGTTTCCGTGCTAAACAAAATGCCGAGAGACTACACGGCTCTTCTGTACGTATGATTAAAGTGCAGTAATACACAGATGTATAGTCCCGTTTCATATTAGCGGTATCCAATACATAATATGAACGCCGAACAAAAGCTTATTGATAACAATAAGAAGCTTTTAGCTACCACCGAACAAAAGATCGTCCGTAATAATAAGAAGATCTTAGCGTTGAATAAACCAACGCAGAAACAACAACATAAGAAATCAACATCTAAGAAATCTAATTTAAAGAAATCTAAGATGCCTCCAAAATCTCTACAAAGACAGAGTAGAGTTAGGCGTGGAACACCTCAACCAAAACGTTCTAAGGCTGTGGTTGTAGAGAAACAACCCACTTCTTTTTCCCAAGATGTCGGTAACCTAGCTGGCAAAGGTGTAACTGCCCTAACCAAATGGCTAGGCTTCGGGGCCTATACCATCAATTCTAACACCGTTATCGGTGCTGGTGGTTCGATACCAAGTATGCATAGTACTAATGATTCAATTATTGTACGTCATCGTGAATATATTGGTGATGTACTCTCGAGTACTACCTTTTCGTCCACCTCAATCCCAATGAATCCGGGATTAATTACAAGCTTTCCTTGGCTTGCACGTGTTGCTTCTTCTTTTCAGCAATATAGAATTCTTGGTTTGGTTATTGAATATATACCTGAAGTTTCTGAGGTCGCTGCCTCTGAAGTTTCTCTTGGTTTTGTTGCATTAGCTGCACAATACCGTACTGATCTCCCAGCCTTTCCCTCCCTCCCTACCGCACTTGAATCTGAGTTTGCTGTCAGTGTTAAACCAAACTGCTCAACTCAATTAGCTATTGAATGTGACCCCGCTCAAT